TTAGCAATGGTTGTTAATAAAATCGATGAAGAACTCGCTAGTGGCGCAGTTGCTATCAATTATCGGATGCACCGCAATCAGAAGGTTGGTGCATAATGACAAAGAATCGTCTATGGGTTGGAACAGGTGGCAATGTCACTTGCGATGAACACGCAGGAGTTTATTTGAAGTCTGCGATTAAGAATAATCCAACTGCAAGAAATCACATCACACCTCTTGATTGGTGGGTTGTTTACAGTGAAGCAAGTTTTCCTTGCGAAACCTGCACACCTTGGATGGAGATGGCTAAATGAAAAAGATTCGCTCGATTAGAGTTTCAGAGCAGTTGTGGCGAAGGGCGCAGGCGAAGGCAAAGTCAGAAGGCAAGACAGTGTCCGAAGCCATCAATGACTTCTTAAAGGAGTTCGTCAAATGACAACCGCCGAAATTGCAACTGCCTTTGCCGAACGCGGTTGGTATGTGATGCCTTGCTATCCTCAACAGAAAACGCCATTCTTTCCAATAGCAAAGCAAGGCTATAAGTCAGCGAGCAACAACCCAAAGGTTGTCAATAAATGGTTTAGCAAGTCACCGCTTCTAAACATTGCCATTGCTTGTGCGCCATCAGGTCTTGTTGTCTTTGATGTTGACTATCGCAATGGCGGAAGCACAGATGGCTTAGATACCAACACATTCACAGTTGAAACAGGCGATGGTCTGCATCTCTACTATCAAGCACCATTTGGCGCTACTTTCAAAGGCAAATTGCGCGATGGCGTTGATATTAAGTTCAATGGATATGTAGTCACCGCAGGATCACTTCACGAAAATGGCAAGTTCTATGAAGTTGTCAAAGACATTGAGCCTGCCCCTGTGATGGGATGGTGCTAAATGAATGGTTGGGATTTGCTTATCGTATTCTTCACCGCGTTCTATGCCTTTGCTATTGGTAGAAGCATCATCATTTGGACTTTATTCTCAGCCTTCTATGGCTTTTGGATTCCGCTTCTGATGGTTCTATTTATGCCAAAACGACAACCAAGTGCGGTCATCTTCCCTCAATGGTTTATGGATTGGCTTGGGCCTAAATACATCAACCGCAGAATCAAGAAAATGGAGCAACAGTTCTAGTCACTTGCTAAGGCGCGAGCGATGCCTTCTTCCAAAGAAATCTTTGGCTGATAGAACTCAAGCATCCGAGCAGGATTTCCAACCCGATAGGCAACCCCAACAGGTGCCTTCGGGTTGGTTCTTATTTGAGCCAAATAACCCGCTTGCAACATCACCATCTCTGCCAATTGAATGAATGAAGTTGGGCGACCTGAACACAAATTGGAAACTTTGACATCATTTGTGATTGCCTCAAAGGTTGCTTTGACGACATCCTCAATATGAATGAAGTCACGCACCTGCGTTCCACGACCCCAAACATCAAAGGGGGTTGCCTTCTCTTTGCCTCGCTTGATAAAAGATGGGAATGGATAGTCAAGGCTCTGATCGCTTCCATAGCCACTAAATGGTCGCAACACTGTGACTTTCAGGCCCTCATTGCGAGCATAAGAGGCGAGCATCTCGCCTGATAACTTTGACCAACCATAGGTCAAGTCAGGGGTGCGGATATGCTCAAGGTTGATGTCGAACTCTTTGAGGCTCTGCTTATATTCTAGTTTTTGCAGATAAATGGGATAAGCAGCACTTGATGAGAAATAGACAATGTGTCCAGGGCGCGTTCGCAAAGCCCATTGAAAGAGGTCTGCATCAATAGCTAAATCAGCAGCAACGCTCAGTGGGTTGCCCTCAATGGTTGCTCGCCCGCCGACAATTGCTGCCAAGTGAAGAACCACATCAAATTTTGTATCATCTTTGGCAAAGAAATCTCTGACATCTCGCCCGTTCTTGATGTCGATGCCTGTGATGGAGTTGCGCTTAGAATCTAAATGCTTCTTGAAATTAGTGCCAACAAAGCCTGCATCGCCTGTAATCAGGATTTTCATTTCCCCCACCTGTCGCTCTCGTATTTGTATTTCTCAGTGTTGGCTTCTGCCAATTGAGCATCGCGGTCAATCCTAAAGATGAAGCGGTCATTCTCATCAAGAGCTGCGCCAATGTGGGAAAGTTTAGTTGGCGCATCAAAGGCAATGCCTGTTCTTATTGACTTGCCCTCAATAGGTGTGTTGTAGAACGGATCGTGAATTAGGACTGAATCCTTGACCCTTGGATAGATAATAGTTGCAAGAAATGCTTGGTCTGTGGTGTAGAAATCGCCAGGGTTATTGTCGGCCATAAGCTCTTCCATATCCCGCAACTTGTAAGTCTTGCCGGCAAACATTCCTGCGCTTATTGAGTAATTATGACCTGAAGGATGGTCTTTGATGATGTGATAATCAAGACCTGATTGCTCCCATTCTTCGTGGGCTATTCTGTCACGAAAAGACAAACGAGCATCAGCATCACGGCAGATGACCACTTCAAATTGCGGGTCAGCAAAAGCAAGATAACGCCAAAGCCTTGCGGTGTTATTTTCTACCTCACTCATCCTTACAATCTTCACGCCTTTGACAAGATTCAAAGTGCTTATGACCCATTCATCAACGCTTTCGCCCACATAAAAGACTAAGCGGAAGCCATCCTCAAATGGAAAATAACGCGAGCCAAGAATTGCGTTCTTGATAGCTCCGATGGTGTAGCGCGGATCATTGCCATATAAGGAAAAGGCAATTGCTCTCATTTCAATAAATCTCGCAAGAGAACTTGATAGTCCTCGCTCTTGATGTAAAAGTCATAGGCCAAGGCATCGAATGAATACATTTCACGGGCATTGACAGAGCGATAGCCTTCATCCCATTCGGCTTTGCCTGCTAATGGATGGCAATGCTCAATGATGACTTCGGGCAGATAAACAAGGTTGCCAAGGTCTTCACCTAACTTCTTCCAAAAGTTGTCTAGGTATAAGTGGCGAAGTTTCGGTGGCACCATCCCGCCAAGGGCGCTGACGATGGCATTGGACATCATCACAGCAGTTGGCAAGTTCTCGCCTTGAAGCAGGTCATTGCCATAAGCCACGCCAGGGGCGGTGCCTATGGCTTTACTCAATTCAATATCCCAATCAGGTGTTCTGAATCTATGGTCATCGCCAATGAAGGTGAAAAAGTCATATTCGTCAACATACTTCTTGGCAGCGACATTGACAGGATAAGCCATTCCCCTTGTGGTGTTTTCAATCTCCAAGATGTATTCGACACCAACTGCGGTGCGATAATTGATTAGTTCCTCGTCATCTTTGTCCACAACAAAGAGCAAGTCAGAGCGACAAGAGAACTGCCTGTGAGCTTGCAGAACTTCAACTGCATTCTTTGGCCTGCCTCTAGTTGGCACAAGCACTAGATTATTTTTCACTATCATTGATTTCCCCATAAATGGCGGTGTAAGCCGCCAAGTCGATGATGCTGTCTTCGTGGTCAGGTGTCTGAATCAAGCGAGCAATTTTGACAAGACATAAACACAAAGCGACCTGTGAAGCACTTATCTCTTTTTCAAGATAAACACTCCACAGGTCGGCGATGCGCTTGTGATTGATGTATGGGTCGCCATAAATATCTTGGCGATCCGTTGCGGTGAGGCGTTTAGCCTCATCCAAAATCTTCCCCGATTTCATTTTCTTACTTACTTCCGCGCCCAAATTCTGAAGCCTTTGGGTCGATGGCCTTTAATATCGGGCCAAGGAATGCTGCAACGAAGCAGGCAACATAATCCTTTAGAGGGCGAGATGGGTCTGCGAGGTAGAGAGCTGCGACTGAGGCTGCTCCTGCTCTTGCATAGGTGCTTCCAACTGCGATGACTTTTTCTTTGTCGAGCATTTGCACTCCTTGAACTTAGGTCTGCCGAAGCCCACAATGAACACCGGCAGAGATGGCTTTAACTTTCCGCGATTTTTAACTTTGTAGGCGCGAATCTTACGACATACCTGACCGCCATTGCGTTGGTCGCCTTTGACATCAGGTGAGGTGTTGCCTTCGATGACGATGACAGTGCCATTGCCTTTGACTTCTTCAACGATACCGATGTGGGAGATGCGGTCAAGGCTATCATTTGGAAAATCAAAAAAGGCTAAGTCGCCAGGCATCGGCTCGGCGGTGGCAAGGTCTTGCCAACGCTTCGCCTCGGCGAATGCCTTTGCCCCTGCCGGTGTGTAGGTGCAATCAGGAATCTTCAAGCCAACTTGCTTGGCACACCAATTGACGAAGGCACCGCACCAAGGCTGATTTGCCTTTTGATATTTTGTTTCATTATCAGCAGGGCCTTCAATATAGCCAAGTTCGGCAACTGCGGTGGCTATGAATTTATCTGCTTGGCACATATTATTTCCGCTTTGTTAAAAGGATTCTGTAAATCTCTTCAACTTGTCGTTCTAATCTGTTGACCGAATCTTTCAAACTTGAGCCACCATTTGGCTTTAACTCGTTTAGATAATGCTTGACGAGCCATTTGATGCCAATGGCCACTGATCCGATTATGCTTATCAGGGCAACGATAAAGCCTGCCCAATCAACTGCGCTCATTTATGGCTCCAAGTAAAGAACGGAAACTGTCGTGGTGTTAGCTCCCGCAGTGGCAGCATAAAGAACACTGCCAATAGGAACTAGAAAATCTAAATTTGAATCTTTTGGAAATTGCATTCCATTACTACTTGTCACATCAGAGCCACCAATGTAGCAGGGATGGTCATTGCTATTATGCAGGACAACTCGGCGATTTTCACCATACGCTTCAACGATAATTTGAGCAGTTGAGTTGATTAGCACTTGTTTTGAGGAAGCCATTTTTCTCCTGTTTCAAGAACCCCAAGTTTTCAAAATCATCTATTTGGTCATCAATGGTGCGGGTAATCGGAAAGATGTCGGAAATCAACTAGCTAAGTGCTGCGATTTCTTCTGGTGTTAAACCGAGTGCTGCAAGTTTCGCTTCGGCTGATGCCTTAGCATCTGCCTTAGCCTGTGCTGCTGCTTCCTCTGCTGCCTTGATTTCTGCAAAAGCAACTGCATCTGCCTCGCGCTGAGCAACTTCCTCGGCAGTTAGTTCTACCTCGGTAGTTACTCCAGTTGAGCAGTCTACGATTAGTTTGGTTGGCATTGTTTTCCTTTCGTTAGGAGTTCTTGATTCCGTATAGGGTGGCTGTGGAGTATTGGGCTACATCGCCTGTGTCTGTTGTTATTGTAATTTGATTTATGGCTGAAGTATTAGACCATAGACCAGCGACAAGGCGACTAAACGCACCTGTGGCATTGTTTTCTGATACTGAATCAGAACTTACGCTTTTATAGTTTGAACCAGCATAATTTGGAATATAAATACTGGCGTTGCCAAAAGTGTTGGCTGTGTCCGAAGGTTGGCAAGCAATAAATTGAAGAACAGCAGTAGTGCCAGAAACTGCGGTTGAGCCATTGCCTTGTAGATATCGCTCGCTCCTATTTGCAGTAGTGTTGTTAAATTTAATAAAAGCAACTGCGGTAGCACTTGTTTCTTCTCTTATAGAAACCAAAAGTTGAAGGTCAGTATAAGTCGCAGGTATGTTTGTAAAATCCATACTTGCAGCCCCACCACTACCCACAGTTACTGTGGCTATTGCTACATATGTGTTAGCCATTATGCCGCCTTGATTCCGTAGAGGGTGAACATACTTCCAGTGCTATAAGTACGAGAAGAATCTA